ATGCGTCCTGCGATTCAAAGAATTATTTTAAGCGGGTCAGGCGATGAGGACGCAAGAGCATATATTGCTGCTGTGGAATCCACTGATGGGCAGCCATTAGAAAAATCTTATCGCTCTGCAATTAATGATTTTGTAATAGGTTGCAAACAAGATGGAGTTTGGGATGCAATTAAATCTGCCTGTATTTTGGGCGGAGCGAGAACTTTAAGTGGGGCTTTGATTCCTCTTAAAGGTGTTGCGCCAAGCAATGTTAATTTTATTGACAGTGACTATAATCGCAAGACGGGTTTACTAGGCAATGGTAGTACCAAATACTTAAATAGTAATAGAAATGATACCGCCGATCCTTTAAATGATTGTCACATATCTGCTTATGTAAGCCAGCCTAGCTCTCAGACAGGAGGAATTTATAATTATATTGGTGCGTCAAAAGACGTTTCTTTCTTTTCTTGCAGAATTATTCATTTAGATACTGGAGGAAGTATAAACGTTTTTATGCGATATGGTGAGAATCCTGCCATAGGAGCAAACACAGGTGGATTTATCGGAGGCTCTAGGAATAATAGTGTTAATTTTGTAGGGCGAATTGCAGGGGCAAGTAGTACAATTGCGCGAAGCTCAGACACTGCTACAGCCATTCCTATCACTGTATTTGCTTTAAGATATGGAGCCTCAATAATTAGATATAGTTCGCCACGAATTGCTTTTTACTCTATTGGGTCTTCTATTGATTTACTTAAGCTCGAATTTCGCGTCAATAATTTAGTTTCTGCATTAGGTGCGTTATGAACAAACAGCAATTTATTCAATCAATAAAAACAGCTAATCCTGAATGGGATGCTCAGCAAGTTCTAGAATATGCAAATACTCCTTTTTTGCATCCTAACCCAGTGCCACAGCCAACAGTACCGAAGCAAGTTAGCTTTACTGCTGTCGCTCAAAATATCCCTGCCACCGATCGCGTTGTGATTCAAAATGAATTATCTGGTACTTACGAATCTTTGCTCAAAAATATTGACAAAGGTCAATTGAATGATGTCGCGGGCGATGTTGAAAATTTAATAGCTAGTAATAGATTGTCTATTACTGCAATTCAAGTTATTCAAGCCGCGATCGCCGAAGTATCTCAAGGGCAGCCTGATCCTAATTGGCAGGCAGCAATCTACAGCAATCGCTGTCAGGATCTAGGATTTTCGAATTTAATTCTTACGGATTTAGAATAGTTTTAAGGTGGATATTTTGCGCTCAGGATTAGAAACCGCTCGACCACAGCAAAGGATAGAATATCCTGCGTATCCGCATTGGGATATCCCTCCTGCAATTTCTGTAGGTGCTGCTATATCCGTATCAAGCAGTATCGGTTTCTTTATTGTTTGGAAGGTTTATGATCAATGGATTAAGCCTAAGCAATATGGCTGGTTCGCTCAGCTAAAAAGACCTTATGAAATAATAGAATCGGTCGGGAATGGCTTGCAGAATATCCGATTACAGACTAAGTGCGATCGCTCTGTGCTAATGGAAGTAGATTCTAATCGTGGCACAATGATCGCACTTGCTCAAGAAGTAGCCCATGCAGGAATATCTAAAATTAATTTTTCTGCTAGCGAAAATAAGAGCGATTGCGTTAAAAAGATTTTGCAACGATTTAATGATGACTGCTTTGTTTATCGAGAAACAAAGTCTATTACTGAAGCAAAGCAGTATCAAGGCTTTCTTAATAATTACGGAATCATCTATGTCATTTATTACAAAATTGGCGAAATAAACAATACTACATGGATTTTAGCATTGCATTTTTCTTGTAAAGGAGAAGATGATTATATGCAAGCAATTGATTTGCAACCAAAAATCAAACAGGTTTGTAGTTCCATGTTTTTTTCTTTGCTGCAACAATCGCCAGTCGAAAATTTATTGAAATAATTGATATCGATACGATTCAAAGCCTCTAAAATTAGCTCGTTTTTCAGAGTTTGGTAGAGCGATCGCTACGTGTTCAAATGGCGATAGGTGGGGAGGATTAGCGTTTAATAAACGGGAAAACAATTCTATATCAGCCTTTATGCTGCGATCACCAGCATGATTAAGGTAACTTACTCTTGCACATCTACCTATTGCAATCTTTATTAAATCTTGAGTGCAATTAATAATGTTTGTATCCATGTCATCAACAAATGGTATGTGCCATTCGTCTCTGAGCAAAAGCTTAGGAGTACTATCGTAATAAGCTTTACGCATTTCCTCAGCTAAAGCTTTAATTTCTGGCTGTGCGTCAGGATGGCATCGCTGGTTAAAAAAGTTCTGATATTCCGTACCAGAGCAAATAACTGTAATGGTTGAGAATGGCTCTAATAGGCGGTTGACGACCTGTTTGTGAACTCCAATCTCAGCTAGCTCTTTAGCGTAGGCGATCGCTTCCTCCCTAGCACTGTCCCAAATCCTTTTAGCTGCAATTTGATAAGCTGCGCTAAGCTCTTGCCTTGCACTCATACCCTTCGGATTCTTTCCCCAATGGAGGGGATAGACTTCTTGGCTCTCAACTAATGCGATCATCTTCTCGACTGGAATTGCACGGCTGCTAGAGCTATTTTTCGATAGCATTCTATGGGTCATGAATTCAGAATGGATCATACGGTGATAGGTCAGGACAAAGGTAGTCAGACGATCACCAGAAGTATTAATGGAATCACAGATGACTTTAGCGGTTGGCTTAAACATTTTTCAGTATCTCCGAAATAGCTTTATACATTAGTGGCGGAACTGAGTTGCCTATGCCCATGCCATCAAGCGACTTTCTGCCACTCCACTTGTAATCATCTGGGAATGACTGCAATCGTGCTAAGCAAGCGATGTCTAAGGCTTTGATTTTGGCGTTCTCTAGCAGTGCATTAGCTCTGTGGTAATGCCCATCTTGCCCCATCGCTCGAAGTGTCCAGCATGGCTCCGTTTCGTAGCGAGTCTGTAAGGGGCGATCGCTTCTCGCGCCTGTGTTTTCAATGAGAATGGCTTTGTACCCGTCAATTCCGTTTTTTATACATCTAGAAGCCAGTAAAGTTGTAGATGGTTTAAACATTGAGGTTAAATCTGCATTTCCCCTTGACTCACTTTTGTAGGAATAGAAATAATGCTCCCTAATCTCATTTGGCAACGCTTTAATCTGCCAATCTGCCAACTGACTATCTGGTAAGTCATGAACCAAATCGGCGATCGCTGCATACCAGCCTACGTGCTTTTTCTTGGGTGGCAATGGTGGTATAAAACCAGACTTAACCGCGATTAGGATTAATCGGCGGCGAGACTGAGGAACAGAAAAGTCTGCCGCATTTAATACTTGATAATTTACCCAGTAGCCTTGCGAGTAAAGCATCTCAAGAATAATATTGAAAGCTTTGCTCTTCCCGTATGCCTGTACGTTTTCAAGCGTAAATGTTGACGGTTGCAAGACTTGGATGAACTCTGCAACTTTCTTAGCGCAGTCGATGTCTAATTGCTTTTCTCCTTTTTTTGCGTTGGCAATTGAGAAGCTCTTGCAGACTGGGCTAGCGTGAAGCAAATCCACTTTCTCGAACTTAAACGGATCGCAATCGAGAATATTCATCACATGGCACTTACCGCCAATATTTGCCTTGTGAAGATCTGCTAGTTGCGGGTCAAATTCCACTGCTTCGCAAGGCTCAAACCCTGCGGCGATCGCGCCTAAGTCAACTCCGCCTATTCCGCTATAAAGTGTTGTAATTGTGGGCTTAGCCATGCTTCTTTCTTTTCCCTTTAGTTTTAGTTTCAAAACTGATTAATTGACCATTTGGATAGGGTCGCCACAAGTGCGGATGATGGATGCGGTTGTAATGATTGTTGAACTCCTCCCATCGTTCTGATGGTGTAAGGTTTTGCGACTCTACAAATGCCCTCCAAAGCTGTATAGGCTCTGCTTTTGGTGCTGTCTGTAGCCAAGTTTCGTATTTGCTCATGATGTTGCGGGGATTCCATTGCTCATTTAGATAGAAATAAGCGCTCCATTGTTTTTTAAATTAGGTGCGATTCCTTCGCGATTATCTCGGTGAAATTTTCTTTGTGAGTACTGCGATCAACATTGTCAAGTCGCAAAATCGCTTTTCCCGATCTACGGACTAGCCAACAGAATAAAGACTTGACTACTGGCTTTTCCTGATTAGAGATCCAACACCAAGGGGCACTATCTCCGTTATTTGTGTAAATTGGAATGCCCCTAAAAATAAGGTCAAATAATGCTTTAGCTAATGTGTCGTATTCAGTGCGATCAAATAAAGTGATCGCTGCTGCAATTTCATCAGGGATGCTAAATCCGTCTTGCTCAATGGATCTGATCAGCGATTGAGCTGCTAGTAAACCACTAAGAACCTGATCTCGTTCTTTTTTAGAAAGATTTTCAAGTTGATCAAAAAATTTGCTCATGATGCTACTTCCTCCATTTCAAACATATCTACTTGATCGCCCCAAGAATCCCAGCCATGACGACGTTGACGCGCAAACATTTCAAGCTTTGAACCTGTGCAAACCTCCTCAACTAAACGATAGAACTCATCAGGCTTTCGGGAATGCTCTCTCCTTTCTGCTTTGAGGAGATTTGGAGTACGGCGGGCGATCGCTGAGTGACTGGCAAAACTCAAAACCTTGCCTTTAGTGGCGATCGCGCAATGCTCTGTACTATTCCTAAGCCAATGACCAACACCTAATCTGGTATTGCCATTTTTAGAAATCTTCTCCCATGTGAGGATACCTTTGTGTGTGAATCCCCATGCTTCAATGAGTTTGGATGCCTCGATCATGTGGTTGTTAGTGAACCATAGAAACATCACGCATCCTGTGGGATCTGCTAATTGAGCGATCGGCAAATCTCGAATTTCATCAAAGCTCATTGAAGAGTAAGGAATTCTGTTGCGATGTGAATCATCATTTACTCTCAGTTCATATTTCCATGGAGGATCTAAGATTATCGCTGAGTAGGTTTTCTCTTCAGTTGCAATCATTTCAAATCTCCAAAAAATGCTCCTTTACCCATTTTTATCATTACCGCTTGCTGTCCCAAATACAGCAAATGCAATTGAGCAAGTAGTTCCTTAGCTGTGTTTAGATCGATGTTTTCGATAGACTGGCAAAACATTATGTGAGTCAACTGCTTTTCAATCGGTAGGTTTTCCATTCCATTTCTCCCAATTTACACAGGTTTGATTTAGCGATCGCCATGCGTTCTGTAACGGTGCGCGATCGCAGGACTCTCTTAGTTTGCAGGTTCCGCACAGAGTGGCGTTTATCATTGCAGACTGTGTGCGATCAATGCGTGAAATTGTCATTGTTTGCTGACTCCAAAATAAAAGTATTTCCACGAAATTGAGAAGCAATGTTTACCGTTGTAAATGTCAAGATCCCCGTGGACTGGGACTTTCCAAATAGATAAAGTTAGGTTTCCAATCTCAAAGCGAAAGGGGTTAACGCCTTTGAGTTCATCGTTTTTATCGTGAATCATTTCTCATCTCCTTCCATTCTTCAAGTAAACATCTGTATCCAGCTAATTGCTGGTTGATCTGGGCATCAATCATTTTCTTATTCCTATGCAGTGGCATAAGCTCAGTGACGGATTCTACAATCTTGTCAATCGCTGCCTCATGCCCTGCGATTGACTCTGAACGGATATGGTCGGGTATGGATGAGGGAATCATAGTTTTAATGCCTCATCAATTGCTTGTTCAAAGGCTTCAACCGCAATATGAGAAACTGGTTTTCTCAATTTCTTTGAAGCTATTCCAAGATCTTCGCGAAATTCGCGAGTAACCCGAACATTGATTAGAACTAAATCTGTTGGCTTCTTCTCCATAATCTTTGAATATAGATATCTATAATTATAGATTGCTTTACATCCTTAGCGATACTAAATACAAAATGATTCCTACGCAAAGCATGAACAGATGCCTATGCTTGAGTATCGCGCCATCTCAGCAAGCTATTCTCGGTCGCTGGTACATCGCGGCGAAACTCTAGACCATAGGCGGAGTAGTTGACTTTATGATGCTTACGAAAAGTATTTTTAGCACCTTGAAAGCCTCGTGAGACTGCAAGCCGATAAGCCATATCAAGGGTTAGCCATTGATTCTCAAACTCAGTCGCCTCGATGCGTGAGTAGTAGGTTAGTCCTTTTTGTGGATAGTGCATCTTCTTGAGTAATCCTGCCAACGATCGCTTTCTCAGTAATTTTGATAATTCTGATAGCTCAATAGGCTTACTTAGAAGCGCGTTGAGCTTATTAGTAATCGAACTTATATCCTGCCATTTGTCGGTAAGCACTTGATTAATCTCATCCATTGAGATAAAGCGTATAGTGCGTTTAGGGACTGCTCTAATTTTTTCCTTTCTCTTTCTGGCTATAGTGCGATATGGGTTGCTCCATTCAATCAGAAGCTCACGCACGTTACTTCCCATTTTGAACCAGCTTTTACTTGTTCTCATCCATACTCTTAGTCTCGACCAGTTGCCGTCTTTGGTTTTGGCGCAAAGGATGGGCCTGATCTTTTCTCCTTTAGAGCGAAGTCGTAGGGGCGGTTTCTCTCTAGGGCATAGAGGGGCGGCATAGGCTAACCATTGCCAGAATGTTGTAAGCGATCGCAGTCCGCCTAAGCATGGCTTCAAACGCACAAATACAAACATATAGGTTGGGGACTTGCGATTAGTAATCCTTTTGCGATTCCTAATCCGCTTTGATCTAGGTTTATTCTCCCTAATTGGCTTTGCAGGTCTGCTTTGTGGCGGTCTAGTTGGATGTGGTGATTTTGTTGGCTTTGGTGGTGGTGTCGCAATGCCACTGATCTGCACAATTTGGCGATCTAGTAAGTATTTCCACAATGCAGACCATTGTTTTTTGCTTGCATTGTACTGAGCATAAGCAAGCGCACTGTAAGCAATTTTCTCGTTTGAAGATAACTCTTCATCTCGTTTTTCACGCTCAGCGATCGCCGCTAATGTTGGTGCTATTTGTCGCCACAATTCGGGGCTAGCGTCGGATGATGGGATTGCGGGGATGGGGATAGGGAGGGATGGTTTCATGATTTCACGCAAAAGTTAGAAAGATTAAGCTGTATAGATAATTCTCTATACTACTTTTTGTAATATATGTAGTATCTCTATATATCTATTATTATTTTTTATTTTTTTTGTAATGTTGTAACACTTAGTATTAAAACCTTTGCGTAGTAAGCTTTTGAAAGTGTTACAAGAAGTGTTACAAGGTATAATTTTAGTAATATTTTAGTAACGCATTACAGGAATATAGCTAAGTGTTACAGGCTTTGTGTTACTTGTAACGCTTGTTAAATGTATATACAGTAAGCGTTTGAGTCTAAGTGTTACAGTGTTACAAGGTATATAGAGAAATTGACACTCTCAGCGCTGAAGCGGCTGAGATTCCTGATTCAGTGAGACGACTTACCAGAGA